ATGATAACCAATTGAACGAACTAGGGCTGTTTACGGCATATCAATATCTTGGTATAGCCAGCACTGCTTTCATTCTGCGAGCTAACATAGATCTAGCCCAACTGATACCAAGCACCACAGAACCAACTGGCTCACCGAACGTTGGCCAATACTGGCTTGACACCAGTTCAACCACCTGGGGCATCTTCCAGAGCAACGGCAATGTAAATCCAAATCTAGCATGGACTAACAAGACCCCCACAGTGTTGGATGATGGCACCTATCTCACAGCTGTGGCACAGGGCAGCACCAGTGTTGGCCCAAGCGGCAGCGCTGCGATCGTTACAGTCAATGCCAATCTGGTTATCAATGGATTCCCGATAGCGTGCACGATTGGACAGAGTCTTGCTGATGTCATCAGCTCTGTAAACAACAGTGTCAACTTGCAAGGTATAGGTATCAGCGCAATCGCGTTTGCTCGTACCGAGAAACCAGATGTGACGGTCACTGCTATATCTGATCAGTATTACATGCGAATCATCTGCAGCAATCCAGACACCACGATTGACCTAGTGGGCAGCAATACCTATCTGCTTGGTGATCTCGGATTTGCATCAACGACTCCTGTCAATACCGTTGTCCCGGCGCAGGCCTATGGGCTTGACGGTGCATACGCCATTGATGCCTATAGCATGGCCAGTGGCATGATGGAAAACTACATCTGGCAGAAAATTCCAGTTGAAACTCTAGACGGCAACAGCACGTCTTGGTGGTTCTTGGTAGGAAGCACTGACACGCAATTCCCGGGTTGGGGATGGCGCGAAGCAACACCAAATGTGGTGACGGGAACTGTCAGCAATCCAACTTTCACAAACGGCACGCAATGCACCTACAGTCCAGCCGAGGCTGCGCCGATAACCATAACGGTCAGCGGCACCACGATAGATGCATTCATCGCTAGCTGCAATGCTGCATTTGATGCTAATAGCTTCAACACCATAGCAACCAAGAAGACAGTTGGCAGCAATAATTACGTAGTCATAACAAACTATGACGGCACTGACATGGGATTCCATGACATCAGCACGCAGTCTTACACCACTCATCCTTGGAAGAACGCTGGCATATCAACTAGCCAAACCTATTATGGATCAGTGACAGGCACTACAGTCAATCCAACTTACACAGCTGCTACTCGCGATGTGGGCAGTGCTGTGGTTGTTGCCAAGGGAACTGGCTATGCAGTAGGTGATACACTCACTGTTCTAGGCGGAACGGCAACTGTGCAAGGTCAATTGAGTGTGACATCTATCGGAGCTGTAACGGCAAGCATCAGTGCTGCTGGTACTGGCTATGCCGTGAATGATACGATAACCATTAGCGGTGTCAACTACACCAGTCCTGTGGTATTGCAAGTTACTTCGATCGGTGGTGGCGGTTCTGTGACAGGACTCAGCGTCATCGCAAGTGGCCAATATACCAGCACCACACCATCTAACCCAGTTACGCCGACCAGCACCAGCGGCGGCGGGACAGGTGCTACGGTCATCTTGGCCTGGGGTGTCGCGACAGTTAGCGTTGCAACACCAGGTAATTACACCCAAGATCCCACGAACCCTGTGTCTGTGAGCGGTGGTAGCGGTTCGGGTGCGACATTTAATGTCACGATGGCCTATCTGACCAGTGATGCATTCACCGTAGATCCGGGCACTGGTACGGCAGTTACTGTGCATGTTCCGGCTGCACCAAACAACACCGTATCTGGTGTTGCTGCAGCGATCACAGCTGCATTCCCTAGCGGGCCTATCGTCGGCAGCGTGAATGGCAACAGGTTGGTCATCACAAACACCAACAACGTGCAATTCACTGTCAATGATATAAGCGGCACACCACTAGCTGATTCTGGTATCACTGTTGGTGTCCAAGCGGGGCGTCAACTGGTTTATCAAGGTTTCTATCCTGCACAAGTGGTACCAAACAACGTGCTACAACTTGGCGTTGGCACGGTATGGATCAATACCACTAGCCAGGATCGCGGTGCTAACATCGTCGTGAAACGTTACAGTGGCACGGCATGGGTGACGCAGAATGTGTTCCCTAACACTGGCACAGTGCCTATGTACAGCAGCTTTGCAGTCGCCAATGCAGCATTTGGCGGTGGCAAGGGAATTGGTACTATATTTGCTTACTATAATGCAGATGGAGACAGCCCGGCTACAGGCAAGATAGTGCTCTATGTCTGGGACGGGTCAGCTTGGGTGCCATTGGATTACACTCCGAGCAACAATGCGCCCGCTGGTTCGCCAGCAAATGGCACCTATTGGTACAATACCTATCTACAGGTTGATATCATGGTCGGCAACGGTCAGTATTGGCAGGGCTATAAGAATGCCTATCCAGCAACTGATCCAAACGGTCCGATCATCGACGGTTCGCAACCACTGGTACAGAGCGACGACACACCTTTGGTAGACAACGACATTTGGATCGACAGCAGCGCAACACCGTATCCTGTCATCTATCGCTACGATGCTACCAATGCACAATGGAATCTCGTGGACAACACCAACCACAGCAGCCCATCTGGCATCATATTTGCAGATGCACGCTGGAACGCAAATGGTTATGTGGACGGATCGCAGGCTCCAAGTGCCATGGTGCTGAGCAACTATGTTGACAGTGATGCACCAAATGCTGAGCTATATCCGGCAGGCATGCTGCTGTTCAACACACGTTACAGCACCTACAATGTCAAGCAGTACATGGTCAATTACTTCCCCAACCTCAGTGCGCCATATGACACCAATGCTTGGGTCACAGCGAGCGGCAATCGCACAGACGGCACGCCGTACATGGGACCAGATGCACAACGTGTCATGGTAGTTGAAGCACTCAATTCTGAGTTGGTCAGCAACCAAGAGATACGTGCAGAAGCAGTCAACTATAACCTCATAGCAGTTCCAGGTTACATTGAGTGCTTGGCTGACATGGTTGAGTTGAACACCGATCGCAAGGAGACTGCGTTCATCATCGCTGATCCTCCGGGTCAGCTACCTGCAGATGGCACGAGCATCCAGGCATGGGCCACTGACACAAACAATGTAGCAGCAGATGGTCCAGATGGATTGATTACCCACAGTCCATACGCTGCGCTCTATTATCCGTGGGCACTAGCAACCAATCTCAATGGCACGGAAGTATTCGTACCACCTAGCGAGATGGCGCTGCGCACATACGCTTACAATGACCAAGTGGCATACCCATGGTTTGCTCCCGCAGGATTCAACCGCGGTTTGGTCACTGGTGTGCAGAGCGTTGGTTATCTCAAGTCTGACGGAACCTATCAGCCGGTGACATTGAACCAAGGTCAGCGCGATGTGCTCTACCTAAATGACATCAATCCAATAACCTACATACCAGGACGCGGATTGGTTGTCTACGGACAGAAGACGCTGAATCCAGTAGCAACAGCGTTGGATCGTGTCAATGTGGCACGACTGATCGTTTACATGAAGTATCAGTTGAACAATCTCGCTCAACCGTTCCTGTTTGAACCAAATGACCAACAGACACGCCAGAGTGTCACCAATACGTTCAACAGCTTCATGGGTAATCTAGTTGGATTGCGTGCATTGTACGACTTCGCAGTAGTCTGCGATGACACGAACAACACCCCGGCTAGGATCGATGCCAACGAACTTTGGATTGATATTGCTATCAAGCCAGAAAAGGCTATCGAGTTCATCTACATCCCGATTGTGATATTGAACACTGGTGATCCTATGCCAGGCGGTAATAGGAATCCAACTGCGTAATAAAGAAACCGGGCGAAATGCCCGGTTTCTATTGTGTATCATACATTCGATGGGTATACTAAGACATGGAAACGGATCACGATCAATCAATATACACCAATGAACTCAAGCAGTTTCTCAGCGCAAAGCTGTATCAGAATCTAGCTGAGATACATTCGCATATTGAGAATCAGTCAAGCACTGCTGTGGCCACTGATATCCTGCTCACCGCTCTTGGCGTGAATATTGGTCATATAGTGGGTCAGTTGCCACCGGAGAAACAGAAGAAGTGCTTGCGTGCTCTGAGAAAGATAATAGACGAGCAGATAGCGTCTTTCAGCAAGATAGAAGCACTGTTCACTCATGGTCAAATCGGCCACGCTTGATTTCTGCATCAGTTGATCAGATATCGCATACTGAATCATGACTGATACGTGGTGCCCCATACCTTGGAACTTCCAGGCTGTGCGCAGCAATGGTGACTTGCGAGTCTGTTGCCAGGCCAACGGCACCAGAGACAAGGGCGTGCTACGTCGATCAGACGGGACACCATATAATGCTGCCAAAGATGACCTAACCACAGCTCGAAACAGCGATCTCATGCGCATCATGAGACGCAACATGCTAGATGGCATATGGAGCGAGGAATGCAGTAGATGCCAATCCGAAGAGCAAGCAGGATTGATCAGCAGGCGCAGCTACGAACAAGATACCTGGGCTATCAGACCAGACGATGTGCGAGCTCACACGCTGGCAGATGGTACCATAGACACCGATGCGTTGCCTGTAGTCTATTACGATCTAAGATTTGGTAATCTCTGCAACCTCGCATGCAGGATGTGCGGACCGCAGGATAGCACTGGATGGTACGACGACTATCATAAGCTAGAAGGCAAGGACTGGTTCACGGATACTCACGGTCGTGAGCAGATGACCTTACAAAACGGCAGATGGCGAAGCCACAGCTATGATTGGCATGATAGTGATAGCTTCTGGCATCAGATCGAATCTAATGCCAAGAACATCCAACATGTCTACATGGCAGGTGGGGAACCTTTGCTCATAGACAGGCACTATCAGTTCCTCGAACGCTGCATATCACTTGGTGCAGCTGATAATATGACGATTGAATACAACACCAATATGACCAGCATATCAAGTAGAGTATTAAAGCTATGGTCACAGTTCAAGCAGATACAGGTTGGAGCGAGCATAGACGGTTACGGATCTGTTTTTGAATATCAGAGACATCCTGCCAACTGGGACAAGGTGTGGCACAATATACAGAAATTAGATGCTGCAGATGGCAATATCAGTGCGTGGTTTGCTTACACCGTGACGGCATATAATGTCTTGCACATGCCTGATTTCATGCGATGGAAACTAGAATCAAGTAGCCTGAACAAGTTCAACAGCACAACACGCAGGCCTATCATAACACACCATGTTGCCCACAATCCAAGACATCTAAACATCCGCGTGTTACCCGCTGCAATCAAACACATGGTTGTGGAAAGATTCAATAGATTGCACCAGTGGATAGTTTCATCTGGCTATCCAGAACATGTAGTGGCTCACAGTTTGAAGATAAGCAGCAGCGTCACAGACTACATGCTAGCCGAGGATTATCACGCAGCACACTGGCACAGATTCCTAGAATACACACGCAAGCTTGATGATATCAGAGGACAGAATGTCCTAGATGTGATACCAGAGCTGGACAGTCATCTCTGATCGCCTGGACCTATGTATCGCAGCAACGGTCTGATGCCAACTGGTGCACCGTCTCGAGTCCTCGCGAGATGTATGCTCTTGGTTGGCGACAGATCAAAATCGTCGCATACCTTGTGATAGGCTGCGGTGTATCGACGCCAGAAATATTCCGGACCAAGCTCTCTCATGAATTTGGTGCCAAGCTTCATCAGCGCATGCGGATTCATGTTATAATCGTTCATGATCGTGATAGCACCTGGTGGTTCCCCTCTGGCAAACCTCAGTCCTATTCGGTTGCTTCCTATTCCACCTTTGCTAAGGCTGATGCAGAACGTGCTAATAGCCGGATGATCGAAATCAAAACTGATACCCCTAGAGCAGCTTATCCATGCACCGTCGATGTGCACAGGTATGCCTAGATCCTCGCAGCGATCCAAGATCTGCTGCATCTCGGGGTGCACATCTCCGATCGAAGGGAATGGCATGGATATCAGCAGTTCCTTGCCAGGGACCAAGCTAGCCAAAGTTGTATATACGATGTCGTTGTTCAATCGCCAATGATACTTGTAGTCACCTTCAAATATCATCACATTGCTCGAACCACATCGCTGATAGATATCGTCGATATATTGCGTGCATCCGTGAGAGACATCGAGGCGCGCGAAATTCCGGTATCCTTTGAGATCGCTGGCAGAGTGTCCGTCTAACCAATCCAAGAAGGTTCGTTTGAATTCACCTTCGAGGTCCACATTGAAATCCACTGGCTCGGCATAGAATCTATCGTATAGCTGTGTGATGGTCTTGTCATACATGGGTTGCGGACGATCATATTGCAACCAAGCGATGTCATATTGCCTGTTTTCGCTATCTCTCATGATATGTAGTTTATTGGAAGACGCGCTATAATGCTAATCGCCTTATGACGGAGATCGCAGAACAGATGATCTGGTGCCCGCTGCCGTGGACTCATATCGGAGTCAAGAACAACGGTGATCTGAGGATGTGTAGCCACAGCCAAAGTGCTGGCACTGGCAACACTCTCTTGATCAAAGATGGCCGGGTTCTGACCATCGACGATGTGGGATCCGTTGATATCTTGAACTGCGACACCCTGAAAGAAGTTAGAAAGGAGATGTTGCAGGGCAAATGGCCCTCTCAGTGCCGTCGCTGTCAATCAGAATATGAGGTGGGTGCTAATAGCCGCAATCTCTGGGAAAGTGATCGGTATGGCAAACATTTCAACCGGGACATATCGCACGCAATGACTAACCAAGATGGCAAAATCACAGATGGTAGATTCCGAGACTTTGATCTGAGAATTGGTAATCAGTGTAACCTTCGCTGTGTCATGTGTTTCCCAGGAGAAGCACACAAGTGGTATGATATCTATGAGGAGGTCACTGGCAACGATAGTTTTGTGGTCGATAATACCACGTATAGCCTGGGATCTGATATTGATCACTTTGGATGGTCAAAGCACAAGAAGAACATTGATTCACTGGTCTCAGTTTCTGACGATCTAACCAAAATCACGTTTGGCGGCGGCGAACCTTTGCTGATCAAGCATCACCGACATCTGCTTGAGAGCCTCATAGAACGCGGCATAGCCGGGAACATCGATCTCGAATACAGCAGCAACATCACGGTCTTTCCGAGTGGGCTGTTTGAACTGTGGAAGTCCTTCAAGCATGTGAAGATCTGTGCCAGCGTAGATGCGTTTGGTATGGCCAATGAGGCCATACGGTATCCTAGCAAATGGGAAACAGTGTCGCGTAATCTCCGCATGTTAGACGACACGCCAGATAACATTTCTGTGTTCGTGTCCACCACTATTAGTAACATATCACTTGAGCATTTTGGATATCTATTGAGATGGATAAAAGACCAACAATATGCGAAAATCTCTTTACATGTCAGCCACTTAGTTTACAATCCTCGTCACTTCAACATAGGGCTCTTGCAGCAGGAACACATGGATCGTATAGTGGAGCGATGCTACCGAGATATTGGCGACGACAAGAGACTACGCAGCAAGATAGATCATTATCGAGATCTCTATCGCAAGGTGGCCTTCGTTGATCCTGTGGATCTAGAGCAGAGTCGCGGACATATGGTCAGGATATTCCGTAAGTTAGAAAGAAACCAACAGCAAAACTGGGATGATATATTCCCTATCGCATCCAGTATAGTGAATGAATTCCAAACCTTGTATGGGATAGAGGTCTGAAGTGAGAGCACTAATAACAGGTAATGGTCAGCAAGGTTTATCCGCTGCGATAGGTAAACAGCTGCCAGATGTCACCTATGTCAGTCGTAGCAGTGGATTTGACCTGACAAACCATCAAGACCAGTTGAGATGCGCTGAGCTAGCTCTTGAACATGATGTATTCATAAATTGTGCGGCTTTGTGGCGATTCAATCAGACTGTGCTGATGGATGCAGTGTACAAAGCCTGCACAGCCGCAGGCCACCGAATACATCTTATAGCCATAGGCAGCACCACAGATAGGGTCAAGAACGGCAAGGCTTGGCTATACAACGCAGAGAAGAAAGCACTGCGAGATTGGTGCAACACTCTGGCAATCGGCGGTGTCTGGAGCAATGGTCCAAAAATATCATATGTGAGCCTGGGAACGCTGAGCAATAACCAAGACAAGCATCCAGATAGGCGTTGCTTGGACATAGACCAAGCAGCCAGCTATGTGATATGGTTATTGAACCAACCTCGAGGCATAAACATCAATGAGATAAGCATCGACCCGATGCAGGATGCGCATTGGCATGAATGAAGATCACAAGACTAGCAGCTACGATTTCACCAAGATACCATTTGACGATATCGTGAAGTTTGGTCAGCGCACCTTGTTATATCGTGATATCTTCTGTGTTAGCTGGTTGCTGGGAAGATATTGCAACTATAACTGCAGCTATTGCTGGCCTTATGCACGCAGCAACACCAAAGACTATCGTCCCATTGCTCTTAACCTCATGACCATGGACGAGATCAAACGCCAGAGCAGGGAACGAGGTTTCAACAGTTTCCATTTCAGTTTCAGCGGCGGTGAACCCACGGTTTATCCAGACTATCTAAGATTACTGGAACATTACAGCAATGATACTGCGAACTGCAATTACCAAAGCGTGCACATGACCAGCAACATATCACAGGGTATTCGTTGGTTTGAGAGATACGTGGCAGCCACAAAAGAATTGCACAGAGTCAGCGTCACGGCAAGCTGGCATAGAGAACAAGGCATCAAGCAAGGTAATCTCAAAGGTCACACGGAAAAATTCGCAGACAAATTGGTATTCCTGCAGGAGAATGACATACAGGTCACGGTCAATACCGTGATGGTGCCCCAATGGTTTGATATGCTGTACGCCGAAGCAGAGTACTTCCTGAGTCGCGGTATCAATGTCACACTAAAACCGCAGAGCGATCCTTCTGCTAGCAAAGTGGTGGACGGCTACACCGATCAACAGCGAGCCATCCTGCATAATGGCATGCCACAGCGCGATTTCACTGGCGTCAAATCCAAGACAACGAGACCCAAGCCAGCGGTGAGCATGCACAGGATGTCAATTGACAACGGCGACACTGATGCTGTTCCTCAGATAATGCAGGTGGAATTTGAAGACAGCAAAGGTGCCAAATGGTACATGGACCAAGCAGAACGCTTCAACGCGTTTGGTTTCAACAGCTTCAAGGGCTGGGAGTGTGAGAGCGGGTATCGTAGCATCATAATACGAGAACCTGATGGCTCGATCAAACGCAGCTACAGCTGCAGTGATAAACCTCTTGGTTACATCGAGACTGGTTTCAAGTTGTTTGATAGGCCAATGCCTTGCATCAGTGATGCATGTGTCAGCAGTGCTGACAGCAAGATACCAAAGATGCGCAGGATCAACGGAAATGCTGGATAAGATAACCAAAGGCGCCATTAGTCCTAGGCATGCAACAGCCGATATGGCAGCCTATCGGGCATTCCAAACTGAATTCGATCAATGGATACACAGCTCCAAGCAGAAAGTCTCTGGATTGCCGGAGACCCGAGTCTTGGTTTCTGGTATCACAGATGCACTCAATCAAACCTATGCATTGTATCAGCAGATAGGCGTGTTTGACGGCGAATATGGATATCACAGTCTAGTGTTGGGCAACAGGGTAACCAAGATGTTGTCAGCGGCAGATGCCATAGTGGTGAGCCATCCGTTCAGCGCTGATGGTATGAGCTCGCATGATAAACTCAAACAAGCTGATTGTTTTGGTAAACCTATATTCGTTGACTGCGCATTCTTTGGAATCTGTGCCAATGTTGATTTTGACTTCGCGTCTTACAACAACATCCACAGCGTGTGCTTTAGCCTAAGCAAGACCTTTGGCACAGGTCATCGCAGGATTGGCATGCTGTATACTCGAGATCGATACGCAGCATCGGTATATGACGAATGGTCGTATCCTCTGATAGCCAGCGCGGAGCATCACTATCGACTGCTTAAAACCATCGGACCGGACGATACCTTTGAGCGTCTCAGGAGTGCACAGGAATCTATCTGTGTCCAATTGAACGTGGAACCAAGTGACACGGTGATCTTTGGCATAGATAGAAGCAATCTCTATCCTGAGTACAAGCGTGGTCAAGTTGGCAGACTCTGCATCAGTCAGCTTTTGCAAGATGGTCAGTGATGAGATATCCATTCTTAGAGCACAATAGATTGGTTTTGGTTGACTACTTGCCTGGTTCTTCCGGACAGCTTTTGCTGCGTCTGTGGTCAGAACTAGATTCGAGGCTGATGTACGACAATGCTACGATTCTCAGCGAGCTCTCGATCACACCACATCTGGGTTCTCGCGAGATAGATTACGATATACTGATACCAAAACGCATCACCAACTGGTTCCTTGACAGATGCCAACCTCAGGCAGTGGATGATTACCTGCAATTCTTTGAGTTTCTAGGTACCACCATCGTTGCACTCCAGCAGAAATGGGTCAAAGGTCAGTTTGGTCAGAAATTCTATGATGACGATGATTATAAGCTAGAAGGTCGCAGAGTGCTGTACGGCATACACACCTGGGGCAAGCTGGTGCCATGGGCAGAGATGCGCGCCAGAGGTTATGAAATAACAGTCATCAAGATAGTACCTAATTCAACATTGGGTTTGAAGTATCAGCATGATAGATGCCAGGCATGCTATCCATTTGCCGAGGGAGTTTGGCCTGATGCAATAGAGAGATTCAACTCCAAGACCGATGCTGCTGTAGCTTTTGATTTCTGCACGCTACTGGCTACTAAAGACACCGCCGGCATCATCGGATGGATAGCAGAGTGCCTTGGGCCAGATCTGCGACAAGATAAGTTATCAAGGGTCTCAGAGATACTAGAGACATATTATTCAAACATAGTAGACATGATCCTATGACATTTGAGCGCTATCACACCATGACTGGATCTCGAGGATCTCTTGCCGAGGTCTGGATCGATCGTGATGCCAAGCTGGTCAAGAAGTTATATAAACCAGATGGTATCACCATACGGAATAGACCACCTTTGCACACGGATCTTGACCAGATAAGAGCTCTCTACGAAAACGAATTGCATTGGAGCAAGGTGTTGAAATCTGATCTCATCCTCGAGATCTACGAACACGGAGAGCTAGCAGATGGCGCTGGGTTCTACATCATGCAGGAATACGTTGGACCAGATCTATTGCATTATTTCAACTCGAGTGATCGCCTAGACAACATCGTGCCAGATGCCGCTGAGCAGATAGTGGAGATGTTTGAGTTCTTCCGCGACCATTCTATCTACAAGCTCAACAACGCCATGTGCAATCTAACCTTAGCAGACGGCCGCATCAAGGCCTTTGATTTCAAGTATGCTATACCAAGGGATCCATTGAAGAGGCATCTGGAGATGCACAGCATAGAACAATGGATCGCCAAGATAGATCCCAGATTACCAGGCATGCTTGCAGACTATGTCTAGGGTTACTCTAGGACGCTTGCGACTAGATGTATGCGTTCCTCTAAACCTGAATTGAATGCCGTGTGAGACAGTGTTGTGTCGGTTAGATAACAACTTCCGTCTGCTGGCAAATGCTGTACGGTATCTTCGATAACCATCATGGCCCCTGGATTGGTGATGATGGGGATGTGAAGCCTTTTTTCTGCGTCTTTATGCCAACTCATGCAGCTCTTTGGTTTGATTCGCATCAATCTGACACGGCCGACGCTGTAGTGCGATGTGATACGCGCATAGACATCTTTGAACACTGTGTCATTGAATTCTTTGACGAAATTACGGAAATCTGCCTCGGTTTTGACCACTGATCGTTTAGATAGCTCACCATTGGCGTCATAGGCATCCTCTCCCCATGCGTACCAGAGACTTCCCGTGGCATCGTGCCAGCTAGCTGCTGCATCCCTGTCGAGGCTGTGAGTTAGTCCTATCTGGTTATGATGCGGATGCCACTCGCAGATTCCAAGCACCTGTTCAAGGCCTACCTTGAGCGTGTCTATATCAAACCGCAGATCTAGGAATTTGACGTGTTTCATCTTGGCTGTCTCGCTTGATAACCTACGCATAGTATATAGCCTTTGCATCGCAGTCTGCAGCTTGACGTTGTCTGTGCGCGATTTGAGAGAGACCGTGATGGATAAATACCTTTGCAAAGATCGGAGAATACCATGGCTTTCCAACCTACACTCAGCAAGTTTGGCGTTCCTATAGTGCCGGGCACGAGCGGCCTCGGCATACTCATGCCCAAACTGAAGTATCGTTTCAGGGTCAGCATGCAGAGTTTTGGACCAGCTGGCGCTGCGATTGAGCTGACGAGGCAAGTTTCCAGCGCTGGTAGGCCAACCATACAGCAGGAATCCATTGCTATACACAGCTATAACAACATCATGTATGTGCCCCAGAAGCCAGTGTGGCAAACCATAGAAATCAAGGTCAGGGACGACGTCAATAACAGCGTATCGCGCCTAGTAGCCACACAGCTACAGAAGCAGATGAATCACTTTGATCAGACATCGGAACTCGCAGGCATCAACTACAAGTTCACCACACAGATCGAAACACTGGACGGCGGCAACACAGGCGTCCTTGAAAATTGGTATCTGGAAGGTTGCTACCTGCAGCAAGTGCAATATGACCAATTTGATTACAGCAGCAGCGAACAGATGATGATCAGCATGACCATCCGTTACGATAACGCTACGCAGGATAACACCATCATGCCGCAGACAGCTGCAGCCACCGGAATAGGATCGTTGGTCGGCTAAGTTGCACTGATGAAACTGTGACCTCAAGAGCCGCCATTTTTGGCGGCTTTTTTGTTGGCTAAATATCTGCATGGCGCTAACTCTCTCAGATATAACAGCAGCTGCGGCAGTGCTAGGCGGTCCGGGATATTTCACACCCGAGATCCTAGCTACAAAGCAATATGCTGCATGGTACTTTGGGGCACAGAGTCCCGGACAGTACATGTATGCGGTACCCCGCTACAAGTTCATGTACTATGCCAATTGGGTGGTCAATAGCCAAGCAGCCACGCTTTATCCATGGCTACGACAGCTTGGCAGCATCGAAGGGCTTAGCTTCAAGATACGCACGGTAGACAAGCCAAACATCTCGCTGACAGCTCAGAAGCTGAATGAATATAATCGCACCAAGATAGTCTATACAAAGACCGATTATCGACCCATAACCATGACCATCTGGGACACGGTTGATAACAAGACCTATGATTTCTGGCGTCAGTATTTCACTTATTATTTCGGCGATGCTCGCCAGAAGAGTCCAATCGTTATGAACAGCAGCCCGGTAGACCCTACCTTCGCTGACGGTACTGGTTGGGGCTTGCGTCCTCTCGGCGAACAGCCAAATTTCTTCTCGAGTTTGGACATATATGCGATGTTTGGCGGATACTACATCCGCACAAGCTATCTCAATCCCAAGATAACAGATGTCAATTGGGGATCCTATGATGCGGCAGATTCGGCAAGCTTGGCAGATGCTAGATTCACCATTGAATACGAGACCGTGAATTATGATCCAAATCAACCCATCACTCCAGAACTAGCAAGCCAATTTGGATTTGACGTTGGACCTCCTGTTCCAGAGCCAAACACCAACTCTGGTGCAGCTATATTGCAGAGTGTAGCCGGCATAGCAGACAGCATGCTCGCCCAGCGTAACGCCAATGTCAACAGTCCTCAGTCTGTGATTTCGCAGGGTCTGAGTGCTCTAGCAGCATTTGGGATGGCTGGTGTTAGCTATAGTGCATACACTGGGACCGGAGGCGATGCCCTATTCACAGGTGAGGCTACTCCGGGTTCGATACAGTATGTCAGTGCCACGAGCGCATTTGACAATGTCTACAGCACGGTACCAGCTGGTGCAGATTACAGCAATAAACCATCTAGCCACAACGGCGGACTGTTAGGCCTTCCTTTTGGTCAACTACCATTCCTCACACAGAACATCACACAACCATTCGTGACTAGCTTTGCTACGGCTGCGTCTCCGACATCTAGCACACTTGGATCGTTTGGTGACTTCAACTTTGGTTCTGGTGGTCTGCAGGTGTCACCGTAAGAGGAGAGATGGCATGGCAACTTTACCTCCTAGCACAGATCCGGCATTCAGCACTGCACTGCCCGTGCAAGTTCCTGGACAACAGTATGGCAGCGTGGCGCGATTGCCTCGATCAGTTGGTGGTTTCGTACAGAGCGATGTAGTTGACGCTGCTCGCAAGCAGGTGCAACAGTCGGGATCGTACATACCTGGACCAGTGCAGAATCCAATCTACACAAACAATGGCACTGGCAACAGTTACCAAGAAGCCAATCTATTGCCAAATGGTCGGCCCATACCCGGACCAGTCAATGCTAGCAGCACCAACAGAGCACCGTCGCAGGGGTTTCATTTCGCTGCATTGACCAACCCATCTGTCTACAATGGCAGTGTCAGCGATAACACACCACCGCCTTCGGGCACTACATACATCACGAGCAGGTGACTAGATGGCTGTCAACAAAGATCTAATTTTATCCAACATACGAAAGCAACTAGCCCTGAATAGTGGGCAGCTGCAAGTATCTAATCGTGGCGGTGCTTGGCAGTTCGCAGACGGAGCAGGTGTGCCGCTGTCTGGTTCGACAGACATGACCAATTATGGTTCTAGCCAAGCAGCAGGCCGATACATCACTAGCATGGCAGCTACCACGTTCAGTCTAGCTAAGGGCTTGTTTGGTGGGCCAAACGTGCCAGATGATTTAATTCAAGTGCTGGCTAATCTCGCCACTTATTATGCAACGCAAACTGGTCAACCGGTGCAGAATCTATTCAAACAGGGTATATTGCTGAATGATTTCCTAGCCACCATCAATAGCATCAGAGACCCAAGCAGCCAACTTGGTTATGTTGGTATCAATCCAACGCCAAATTGGGCACGTAATCCCAGCCTCAGTGCAACTATAGCAAATGCACTAGGTGTTTGACCATGAGCAAGTATAGCCAAGGTAGGTTCACGCCAAGGAACCCTAGCAAACTGGTTGGTAAGCAGGAAGTTGTGTTTCGTAGCAGCTGGGAATTGACCGTGATGAACTTCCTCGACAGTCATCCCAGCGTCATACAATGGGCCAGCGAGAGCATACGAATACCTTATGTAAATCCCCTCACTGGCAAGCATAGCCAATACGTGCCAGACTTCATGGTGCTATATCAAGACAAGAACGGCAATCGCAGGGCGGAAGTGGTAGAAGTCAAACCCAGCAAGGAAGCATTGGCTGAAAATGCCAGGAGCAAACGCGACAAGGCCTTCATACTGGTGAATACTGCCAAATGGGCAGCTGCATTGTCTTGGTGCAAGAAAAACGGCATGACGTTCCGTGTCTTGACCGAAAACGACATCTATGTCACGAAACCCAAGAAGAAGTGACTCATTGGTCCATAAATACCGCCATAGAAGCCCCGGTATGATACGATGAGCAAGAAATTCAAACAGCTAGAGACTGTGTTCGATCTAGAGCCAGGAGACGTCAATGACGAATCGGAGCTTGACCTGACAACTCTGCAAGAAGACCTACGAGAGGTTACTGCGCTGTCGGACCAGATTGACCTGCAGCTGTCAAACAAGCGTGATGTCCATGACGATGAGATGGACGAGCTCGCACAGATGGCCATACAGGCTCACAAGGATCTACAGGATCTAGGCATGAACGTTGAGATCCGACATGCCGGGGAGATTTTCACCAGCAGCAGCCAAATGCTCAAGATAGCCGTAGACGCCAAGAATTCCAAGGTGGACAAGAAACTCAAGATGCTGAAGTTGCAACTGGACAAGCTCAAGCTTGATCGATCAACCAAGCAAGAAGGCCAGGCTGCCCTAGAAGGCACAGCGACCTTACTTGATAGGAACGAGCTGTTGAAACAGCTGAATGAGATAGACTCAGACGCTAAATAATCCAAGTATCGGAGCTTCTGGTCACATGAAATCTTTTAAGGAATACCTCGCAGAGAGCGCTAGGACGTATGGCTACGTCATTAAGTTGGCAATAGAGCCCACGCCAGAACAGTGTGCAGCGATGGAAAGCTATCTATCGCAGTTTGGTTTGGTTGAGATGACACCTCCTGAACTGGAACGCGGTGATAACATGGAGTTCGTTGATATACAAAACCTCAAGGTATGGCAGATCAATTTCCTAACCAAACAACCCTTGAGCAGCTATATCACCATGGAAGGCCTGCGCGATGTCCTGAACATTGCCGAGAAGCTGATCGTAGTTCGCACAGTGGTAGAACCTGTGGAGCTAAACGCGGATCGCCACATGACAGAGCTTGGATTTGGCAAGATTGCCACAGAAGATGATCTGAAGCCAGCTCCGAGACTTAGCACTGATAGGCTCTATCTAGATGTTGAACAACCAGTAACCACAGACATATATGGCGATGCTTACAACAAGCGTTTCCTTGATTATCTAGCAGGCGTCAAGGCCACGAGGCCAAGCGATGAATACCATCCACCTTCGCCACTATTCAGCTGGTTAGAGATGGACAAGGTCGCGCCTAGAGAGCCTGTGCAGGACATGGCAGATTTCAATGCTCGCTATGATACTCCTAAGCCGGTGTACAAACCAAGCAGCCAAAATGTAGCGGATCCTACTCCGCGCAGTGGTCTAGGACCAGAAGGCAATTTCGACGACGGCGCTGCCAATCTCTACGCCTTGATGCAGGATAAAACAGGTAAGCGCGTCAACCTCTCGGCTCCGAGAGCTCCAAACAAAATTAGCATGATGAAGAAAGGCTGAGACGAACATGGATTTCCACAGCATGATAGGTAAGCTGCGTGCCATAGAGACACTTGGTACACGCGGCAAGTTCGTGGCTGAGGATGCCACTTGCAACATGACCGCCGAAGGCGAGTTTTGCCCGGTGCACGGCATGATGGAATGCGGTATGTACGAAACAGATGGCGCTGCCTGCAATATGACAGCAGAAGGCCAGAGCTGCCCTGTGCACGGTTTGATGGAGTGTCCGGAATACGGCATGCGTGAGATGGAGATAGATCCTCGCACGCTAACCGTTGACGAGCGAGACCAAGATGTATTCGCTGAAACATTGGATGCATGGCGCAGGATGGAAGGCCAGGAACTAGCCGAGGCCGCGGATTACACCAAGATGAGCGATGATGACCTGATCGCTGCACTGTTGAAGTTTTGGCCAGACAACGATCCAAAGAAACCAAGTGCGCAAGCTTATAAAGATGCGATCAAAGCCAATCCTTCCTATCGCAAATCAATGGAAGATTATCTCGCCAAAGCTGATGCTGCCAAGCCAGTTAGCAGTGCAGCAACTACTGATGACAAGAAGTCAACTGATGCTAAAGCGTCTGGCGACACGGCTAAGGCAACTGATACAGCAGCTTCAAAAGATAACGCTAAGACCGATGACAAGACGCCTGCATGGGCCAAACCTGGTTATGATCCTGAGAAAGCAGCTGCGCCAGCTAAGTCATCAGATGCACCAGCTCTTATCACAGTGCCGGATGCAACTGCAACCGCTGCACCTGCGAGTAAGCAAGTACCTGCACCGTCTCCACCTAGCGGAGTTGGTCCAGGCTCGGGTGTCATGACCGAACCTACCTCATCTGGTGATTCATTTGACAGCATGAGCTTCAATGATGCGTTCAAAGCTGCACGTAAAGCAGCCGGAGGTGCAGGCGGAGTGTTCATGTGGAAAGGCAAGCCCTATCAAACCAATGTCAAGGGGGAACCAGCCAAGCGTTGGAACGACAAGAGCCTCAAACAGGTAGGCAGCGGTTGGGATAGCGCTGCAGGCAAGCAGTATATCAAGAGCTTAAAGGAAGGAAATCTGATGTCTGATCGAGATAGCGATCTCAGAGCCATACTAGATATTGTCCAAGAGTGGAACGTCAAGAATCGGCTAGTCAGCGAAGATTATGATGCCATGGGAAATTATTTCCCCGGCAATGATGATATCCAAGGCGACACTGTGGCACCAGCAGCAGCACCGGCTGCAGCACCAGCAGCAGCACCAGCAGCAGCACCAGCTGCAGCAGTTGCAGCACCTGCGGCGGCCAGCACACAGAAGCAGATGGTTGATCCAAAGATGGCAATGCCTGCAGGCCAGGATAAGAGCAATGATACTGGCGGGGTCATGACTGGTAAAAAGACATTCAAACCAAAACCAGGCAGCCCCTTATTTGATCCCAACGATCCTGATGCTGAATACGAGATGATACCCAATCAAGCCAATCAAGCTGGGATGTCTGACCTGATGCAAAGGTATCGCAAAGTTCCCAAGGCTGGCGGGACAAAAACCTATCAACCAGTGCAAAATCCCAACGATGCTTACACTGCTCCTCCTGAACAGCCAGCTGCACCAGCCGCGAGCACACCGCCCGCTGGTGGTGCCAGTAGCGGAAGCTTCAAAGACGCGTTTGCGAAAGCACGCAAGGCAGCTGGTGGCGGCCAGGGTGTCTTCACATGGAATGGCAAGCAATACCAGACCAACATCAAGGGCGAGCCATACATGCCGATAAGCAAACTGAAACCAGTTAGCATCAGCGAAGAAGATGCCGTAGAAGAAGATGCACCGTTGAATCCACCACCATTCACAGGACTTGGTGCCACTAATAATGGACCAGAGGAATGGGGCATGGTTGTGACAGGAGGTACTCCGGTGAATTATTTTGAAGAGAACGAAGAAGAACTCGCGGAAGGCTTGACCATCAACACCACGCGCGACATGCGCGATGGCAAGGTGACTAAGACCCTGAACATCAATGCTACCGATGAGGATGCCGAATCGCTAGCATCACTACTGCGCAATGCAGGCATGGGATTTGAGGTTGCAGCACAACAGTCTGCTGTGCAGGTTCCTATAATAGCAACGATGGAAAATGCCGATCACGATCACGGGCATGATGAGAAGTCGGAGGCCGGTGAACCGTTAGACGTCCACGATTACGTGTGGGATGGCCCTCATATCAACCAACGCTTCGGTAAGATCGGTGACAACACATTGATGGCAGAACAGCGTGCAGGTGAACTGTTCAAATCGCTGAGCGAGGATTACGCCAATTATCTAACAGAAGCTGAGCTTGAACCAAGCAATGCTGGATTTGACAGTCCATTGACGGCGAATAACCGCGATGCTTTTGACAAGGACCCTTTCGTGGACGAGACGCCTGTCGATGACGGTAGCCGCAGCCCACTGAGCACAGTCAAGCGTCAAGATGTGATGAACTGATCACCGACATCGGAGAATGGCATGTATACCAAAGATCAATGGAATGATCTCAGAGATCTTTGGTTGCAAGCACTCGATCGCACTAACACAGATGCATGGTTCCGAGATAATGTGTGGCCTGTGATCCAACAGGGTTATTATGCTGGTACTCTCACAAGAGAGTTGCTGCAGAAGGCACTGGCGATCGGCACGCAATCTCAAAATTCATCGCCTAGCCAACTCGACGATTTGCCTCCGTTACCGCCGTTGCCTGGCAGCCAACCCGCAGGGGCCGGGTCATCACGTCCAGATGACATGCTATCCAAGCTAGGTGATGCTCCGCAGCCAAGTCCAGGATATAAATCACCAGGTGAGAGGGGAGAAGATCCGTCCACATGGAAGATTAAATTAGATGATTGGTCATATGATCCGCAGAAGGTATACAATAAGGTGAAATCTGACCTATTCAACGGTGACTTACCAGACATCCCAGTATCTTTTGGGACGAGCACAGGATACGCAGATACCAGTTTTCGGATGCAGTGTCCCGAAAATGTGAAATCTGATTCTGATTGCAAAGCTATCTTAGATACTTTGCATATCACCATGACGGATATCTCGGAATTAGAGCACGATACGAAATGGCATGCTAATCTCTTGTCTTCGATAGTCCACGAAGCCTGCCACGTGTGGATGATCTCGCATGGTTTCCCACTGGAAGGACATGGTCCGAATTTCCGTAAATTGCTCTACAGCATCGCGCAGAAGACTGGCATGGACTACAACATCATGCTAGGCGATTATCAACCAGACATGCAGGAGAATGCAATGGACATGCGAGGATTGATCGGCATCGTTGAACAACTGACTCAACGCATGAACGAAGACGACGAACAAAATGATACCGGCGCAGTACCGCAAAAGAACAACGCTGCATCAACGGCAAAAGATGATCCGCTGGCCGATCTGCGCGGCGAAGACGGTCTCATAACCGTGCACACGCATGAATTTCCCACAGGCGAAGACATCGCAAAACGCATCGCCGCAGCGACTCCGGTGGCATGATCATGGAACATGATTTTGGGCCATCCTTGGTGACACTCCGGGAAGATGACATAGCGCATCCAGACAAGCCTGTTCAGGTATCTGATATAAAGCAACGATATCAACAGTTCAACGCCAAGTATTTCAACAATAGACTCCCTGAGGTGCTGATCAATTTTGCCGCGTTGCCAGGCGAAGTTGGTGCAATGACACATTATCAGGCCACCAAACAAGGCAATCAAGGTCACGTGGATCCTCGTTCGATTCGTATAGATATCAATAACATGTTCAAGAGCCCACGAGTGCATTATGGCACAAAGGGCAGCGTTTGGAGCATACTCTTGCATGAGATGACCCACATCCTCATGGGAGTTAGTGGCTTAGTAGACGAGCATCACGGACCTCGTTTCAAGTCAGAACTACAGAGACTCAGTCCGTTGACTGGTTACAGTTATGATGACCTCATGGGCAAGATACAGGCTCGAGAATCTGAGGTAATCAGTCGAATGCGAACACTGGCCGGCATAGGATAGGCTAAGTACCGCTGGGAGATATCCAGTAATGGCCAAGAACGATGTCGATTTCAAACTAGTTAAAGCCGCTGGCGAACGTGTGTCATACACACCGCACCAGATACGCGAGATAGCCAGATGCTCCAAAGATCCACTGTATTTCATGGAGAATTACATGAAGATACAGCATCCGGTCCGCGGACGCATGCCATTCGAAGCATATGAATACCAGAAGAGATTGGTGCATGCCTATTGGAAGAATAATAGTATCATAGCACTGCTACCAAGGCAGAGTGGCAAGACAACCACGGCCGCAGGTTATCTGCTTTGGTATACCATGTTCAACCTCGACGTCACGGTTTTGATAGCTGCTAATAAATTCCGTGCTGCCAACGAGATCATGGATAGGATCAAATTCGCCTATGAGGAACTTCCTGATTTCATACGAGCAGGTGTCAGCACCTATAACGTCCAGGATGTGAAATTCGATAACGGTTCGCGTATCAAGGCTACAACTACGACTCCAGACAGTGGACGCGGCATGAGTATCTCACTGCTGTATCTAGACGAGTTCGCGTTCGTTAAACCGAGGATAGCAGAAGAGTTCTGGACTGCCATGGCGCCGACTCTGGCCACGGGCGGCAAGTGCATCATCACAAGCACTCCAAACAGCGATGAGGACAAGTTCGCTGAGATTTGGAATGGTGCCAATAGGATAACTGACGATTACGGCAATGAGCATCCAGATGGCATCGGCGTCAATGGCTTCAAAGCTTTCAGCGCACACTACAGTGAAGTGCCTGGCCGAGATGAAGCTTGGGCGATCAGAGAAAGCGCCAAGATCGGCGCTGATCGATTCAGACGAGAATATGGTTGCGAATTCATCACGGCTGATGAGACACTGATCAATGCCGCGACACTGATAACGCTTGAGGGAGTTGATCCGGTTTTCAAGACAGGTCAGATCAGATGGTATGAGGAGATCAAGCCCAATAAAACCTATCTCGTGGCGTTGGATCCCAGTGCTGGTGTAGGCCAGGACTACAGCGCTATACAAGTCTTTGCCATGCCAGACATGTGCCAGGTAGCAGAATGGACACACAATCGCACGCCTATAGCACAGCAGGTCAGGGTGCTGCAAGGCATCCTCAAACATCTGCATGATGAGATGCGCAAATCGCCTAGTCAACGCGGCGAACCTGATATCTATTTCACCTTAGAAAACAACAGCTGGGGAGAAGCAGCACTGGTTTCCATAGATGAGATCGGCGAGGAGAATTTCCAAGGCCAGTTCTTGCATGAACCAAGGGTCAGAGGGATGCCGCGCCCACGCAAAGGCATGAACACCAACATGCGAACCAAGGCACTGGCATGCATGAAACTCAAGAGCCTCGTGGAATCGCGGAAGATAAAACTATCAAGCCGCAATCTAGTGAGGCAAATCAAGTTTTTCGTGGCCAAAGGCAACAGTTTCGCAGCTAAGCCCGGAGAGAACGACGACTGCGTGATGGCAACCATCCTGATAGTGCGAATGATGCAAGTCGCGGCTACCTGGGATGAGGCATACAGTGACCTCATGAAAGATGTACACGACCACGATGTTGAGCCGTTGCCTATTAGCTTTGGATTCTGATAAATATCAACATGTCGCACAACTGGAACAGCATCACAGACAAGCTTTTTGGCATCCTAAAGGGGCGAGGTTATCGCTTACAGATGTATACCAAATCAGGCGCCAAGACCTTGGATCCGCATGAGGCAACTAGATTCTTTGCCACTGTGCCTAGCAAGAGTGACGATCTGGATACTTTCAACATACTGGTGAGCCTCCACAACGAGGATAGCAGCAGCCATGTTGATATCAAGACTCCGACATTGCCGGATGACCGCGATTTCCAGCAGGTGGTAGATCTCAAGAACAGCATACAACGCAATCTCGGGGACCTGGAAGGACTCAGTGTCGATTGGTACAAGTTTGATCATGACATAGATCTCAGGGATGATGTGGTCAATAACATCAGCGAGAGCAAGGACATAAGCAAACCATATGGCAGCACCAAGAGCAGCTATCAGAACATTGGATCAAGCAAGCTGATCATACGCCACACTGATCCAGTCAATGAAGACAAGCAAGGCAGTCGTTGGAGACACATCCGCAACATCTTCATTGAAACCAAATTGGGCGAGCGCTTCAACTATCCATATCCACACATCGCAGGGGCTCGTGCCATGGCAAGGCATTTGGCCAATGCTGGTCGATTCTCCGATCCGACTGCGCGGGCGATAATCAAGATGAGTGAGGATTACATCAAGCTCAAACAAGCCAACCGCGTGATGAGGAATACACCAGACTCTGATCATGCGCATATAGTAAAGCAGGCGCTGCACCGGCTCGGCAAGGACAGCAAGAGATTGGCTGGTAGCCGAGGATATGCCAAGGGAATCAAACAACTAGCCAACATGACATCCGATCTAGATGTCAACAAAGTGCTTGAGCTGCGTGATAGCCTAGCTGAAGGTTGTGGATGTGATAAAAGCGATCAGGACACTATGCAAGCGCTGAACACGGCTGCAAAATACATCTTAGTGTTGAAACCACAGGATGTCGAAGTATCGCACGATGACGATTTGGATCTATCGCGCCTCGAAGAGTTGGCTGGAATCACAGCTCTCTAACTTGACCATTGACAAATTCTGTGGCATAAATACACTGTCAGTCAGCACTGCTGGCTGTCTAAATCCGTTAGATAGGCACATGAAAGCACACATAGGAGGCACATTATCATGGGACTTACTCTTAAAGAAATCCAAGCCAAGCTGTTAGAACAGCAGGCACGCAAAGACCGCGCAAGAGGCGGCAGTTTTACCGGCGACAACAACATATATCCATTTTGGAACAATCCGGAGGGGTCGACTGCGACCTTGCGATTTCTCCCCGATGGAGATGACAGCAACGACTTCTTCTGGGTTGAACGGCTTATCATCAAGCTGCCTTTCCCTGGAGTCAAGGGACAGAATGACGCCCGTCCAGTTGAAGTACAAGTACCATGCATGGACATGTGGAAGCCAGGCAGCTGCCCGATCGCAGCTGAGACCCGTCCGTGGTGGAAAGACCCAACGCTCGAAGATCTCGCCCGCAAATACTGGCGCAAGAAGAGCTACCTCTTCCAGGGTTTCGTCACACAGAATCCAAACAAGGATGACAATCCACCAGAGAATCCAATCAGGCGGTTCATCATCAACCCAAGCGTTTTTGACGTGGTCAAGGGTATCCTCATGCGTCAAGACCTTGAGAATAGTCCTACTGATTATGCAAATGGTCGCGACTTTTATCTCTCAAAGACAAGCAAGGGAGGCTATGCAAACTATGCTTCATCTAGCTGGTCTATGAAAGAACGTCCGTTGTCGGATGATGAGCTTGCGGCTATCGAGAAGTTTGGCTTATATAATCTCAGCCAGTTCATGCCCAAGAAGCCAGATGATGCAGGATTGAACGCAATCATGGAGATGTTCCATGCGAGCGTGCAAGAGGAACTGTATGATCTCGATCGTTGGGGGCAGTATTATCGTCCAAATGGCATGCGAGCAGACAATGCTGGCAGCAGCGAGAGCGATACTGACACCACAGCAACTGCGGCTCCGATGGCCAAGCCAGTCACTGCAGCCAGCATCATGGAGCGTGCTGCTCCAAAAGCAGCTCCTGTGCAAGATGATCCTCCATTTGATACGACTCCAAAGGCAGCGGCACCTGTCAGCGACAAGCCAAAGTCTCAGAGTCCAGATGAGATCCTTGCTGCGATCCGCGCACGCAAGCTCGGTCAGCAATAATCAGACAAATCGGTGTGGCGGGCTAGTGATGCTAGCCCGCGCACTCTTGACACATATGAAAAGGAATCATGACAATGCGTCCGTTTGACATCTCGAAGTTTAGAAAAGACATCACCAAGAGCATTCCAAGCCTTAGCATAGGCTTCCACGATCCCAGCACTTGGATCCATAGCGGCAATTACGCACTCAATTATGCGATCAGCGGTGATTTTAAGCGCGGCATCCCGCTGGGCAAGGTCACGATGTTCGCTGGGCAGTCGGGCTCGGGCAAGAGCTACATCTGCTCAGGTAACATCATCCGTAATGCACAGAAAGCTGGCGTGTTTCCAATCTTGATTGATACTGAAAACGCATTGGATGAGAAATGGCTCCAGCCGCTTGGTGTTGATACCAGCGAGGACAAGCTGCTCAAGTGTAACATGGCTATGATCGACGACGTCGCTCGATTGGTCAGCGACTTCATGAAGGACTACAAGGATCGTTTCGAAAAGACTGATCCGGCAGATCGTCCCAAGATCCTATTCGTACTGGATTCTCTGGGCATGATGCTGACTCCAACCGATGTCAACCAGTTTGAAGCCGGTGAGATGAAGGGCGACATGGGTCGCAAGCCCAAGGCCCTAGCAGCATTGGTGCGTAACTGCGTGAACATGTTTGGCGAATATGATGTTGGATTGGTGGTCACCAATCACACATATGCATCACAGGACATGTTTGATCCAGATGACAAGATCTCCGGTGGTCAGGGATTCATCTACGCCAGTTCTATCGTGGTAGCCATGCGCAAGCTCAAGCTCAAGGAAGACGAGGACGGCAAGAAGACCACAGACGTCCGAGGAATACGTGCAGCTTGCAAGATCATGAAGACGCGCTATAACAAGCCATTTGAGAGCGTTGAGATCAAGATTCCCTGGGACACAGGGATGGATGAATACAGCGGACTGCTCGATCTCTTCGAGAAGAAAGGTGTGCTGATCAAGGACGGCAACAAGCTCAAATACACTGACAAGAAGGGCCAGGAACATAAGTACTTCCGGTCTGGCATCACCAACGAACTGCTCGATCTTATCATGACCGAATGGGACGAATCCAAACTAGCGGTCACGGATGCGATCGAACCAGAAGATGCCAGCGAGGACTATCAAACCGGAGAGGAATGATGAACACAAGCGCAGCATTGCTCTTGGACGTATGGGAAGCGGTCAGCGAATCGCTTCCTAACTCCAAACGCGAAGACATGGCCCGTAAGCTGATCCATATCTTCGCGGACAAGGGCATGGACGAAGATGACTTTGAAAGCATCAAGGGTGAGGATCACTACCTTGACAGTGCTATCGAAGCACAATACACTGGTGAGCATGATGATCCAGAGACTGATTATGACAGCATGGATTACGACGACGAGTGATCTAAACGAATGATAGGTGCAGCTTGTGGTATAACAAGGTCGTTGACAACCTTGGCGTCTTACCGGACGCTGTGGATTACTATCAAAAGCAGCTAGAGACCGCATGGAGTGAGGCCAAGATAGTGGGTAGCGTGGAGAAGAACGCGCAAGAGCTATCTGGCATCACTGCCTATCGATTCGGACAGCTGCAAGAAATTGAAGCCATACTCAAGTTCCTCAACATACGCTATGACAAGATACGCAGCGATCACTATCGCCGCTATCTGGAACGCTATCAGCGGGAGCTCACTGATCGCAGCATCGAGAAATACATCGATGGCGAGGAGGATGTGATCACCATGGCGACGCTGATCAACGAGGTCGCGCTGGTGCGCAACAAGTATCTGGCACTGATGAAGGGCCTTGAATCCAAAAACTTCATGATCAGCAACATCGTCAAGCTGCGCATACAGGGCATGGAGGACGCGCATCTGGACACTCGTGGGTGATTTACACCCTATTTTAGACTGATTTTGTCTGTTTTCCAGCTATTTTTGCCAATGATTTCAACGGGATATATTTGGAAAATTCAGGTTGACAGCCCGTGCATCCGTGCTATTGTGCATTATTAGATCAGCACGGAGTCATATTCATGGATCAATTTGTTCATATTAGTGCGGGCTGGACTCGCGGTGGCGCAACTATCAAGGATCGCACGTTCCTTTTGCTGGACAATCCCAAGCGGGACAAGGATGGCATGTACATCACAGTTGACAGCGACGGCGGTGCTGATCTGCGATCCGGGCGCAACCGCGTGTACATGGAAGGCATCCACTGCTATCAGCCAACTACCAAAGGTGCTGCTCTCCCTGCTGCTTCGCCAGTCGAGGCGCGCACGGATGATGAGATCGCACGCGACCTCGGTGAGACATTTGAGATCCTCGGTGAGATGGCCAAGGCTGTCGCCAGCGGTACTGTCAAGGGGTTGGTAGTGAGTGGCCCGGCTGGCATCGGCAAGAGCCATACCATCGAGACCACGCTGCATGACACGCTGGGCTTGCTTGGTAAGATGAATGGTATGGGACCCATGTACGAGGTCATCAGCGGCGGCATCAGCGCCAGCTGTCTCTATGAGAAACTCTGGGAATATCGTGAGGATGGCAAGGTATTGGTGTTTGACGACTGCGACGGTGTGCTCTACGACGAGGATAGCTTGAACATCCTCAAGGCAGCCCTGGACAGCAAGAAGACTCGACGGATCAGCTGGAACACGCGCAGCCTGCACCTTGAGCGCAAGGACATCCCCAATAGCTTCAATTATGCAGGTGGCATCATCTTCATCACCAACGTGAAGTTTGATCAGATCAAGAGCGCACGCATTGGCAATCATCTGGAAGCCATCGTCAGCCGTTGCCATTACATGGATATCGGTATTGACAGTGCTCGCGAGAAACTGATCCACATCCGTAACGTGGTTGAACGCAGCGACATGCTGCGCGATTATCAATTCGATGATCACGAGAAACTCGAGGTCATGGAATATATCCAGCGGCACAATCGCCAGTTGCGCGAGCTCAGCCTCCGCATGGTGCTGAAGATCGCTGATCTGCGCAAGGCCATGCCTGCTAACTGGCAGCGTTATGTGGAGAAGAACTGCCATCGCAAGGTGGCTTGAAATACCAGCCGGTAGGCTGCATAGTGTTACATGCGGTGCATGTCCTAGGAATGCATCGCTCTCTAGGATGCGCATCGTGCATTGGCAACGCACGATCTATCGGATTCAGTGATCACGCATCCCGTCAAGCTCGCAACGCAAGGCTGAA